GGCATACCATTATATCCAATCGACACAATTCGGTCTTCCTTAACCACTATGGCACCAACTTGTAATCTTTTTGCCGTAGAAAGTTCTGCCGTTCTTTCAGCAATACTCATATAGTAATCAATGAATTTTTGTTTCATTAGTTATCAGACACCTTTAAAATATGTCTAGTAATTTTATCTTTAATCATATCTGGCACGGTTAGATAAGGCCATTCAAGAATGAACGGACAACCTTTGGCCGTCCATTTGCCAGTTTCCATAAAAGATTTAAATACAGACAAATCATTTTTATTGCCAGCATCAAAAAGTTTCTTTTGTAATGACTCGGTATGTTTTTCTAAAATCATTTCACTTGCTCCATACTATCTTTACGCATCCAAAAAGGTGTATCACGAATACCCATGTTTTTAATAACCGGAATAAATGTGACACCATCAATATCTCTGGTTTCTCCTGGAAGTGACCAATAGATTTCATCAGGGTTCAGTTTGTTACGAACCTTTATTAGTTTGGGTTTTTGAGTTACTTTTTTCATAATATAACAATTATATAATAAAAAAAGAGACCTGTCAAGAGGTCTCTTTCATTGTTACCGGAATTTTTCTGGATAGTTTAATCGTTCCCATTCCTCATCGGAAACAGGCCACCAGTTATTCATCCTTGGATTTGATACCAATTTTCTTGATAGCATCCTGTGCTTTAACCATGTTTTCCAACCACACTTTCAACATACCATTTGCCATTTCGGCATCTTTGATTTCAATGGTATCTTTAAGAGTGAATGCTCTCTCAAAAGCACGGTTAGCAATACCTTTGTGTAGGTAAGTTTGGTCTTCATCGTCCTTGGCAGAACCTTTAATGACCATCTTGTTACCTTCCATAGTAATCTCAATATCAGCCTTAGTGAAACCAGCAACTGCCATCTCAATGACGTACTTGTTCTCTTTGACTTGTTTGATATTGTATGGAGGGTAGGTTGGAGCGTACTTGGATACGTCTTGGGCGGCTGCCTTCAACATACCAATAGTCTCATCGAAGCCAATCATGTTGGCGTATAGGTTATCCATTTTAGGAAATAGTAAATTTGTCATATAGACTCCTTATAAAAGCAAGTTTAAAAAATTGCCGCCTCAGAGAGCACGGCACATAATGATATTAGTATTTATACTGATTGTCAATACATATTTTGGTAAATATTACATATCCAAATCTAAAGCATCCTGGTGACCTTCGTTGGCTCCTGCGTGCCAAGCTTTATGTTGCGGTGTTCCTTTTTTGTGTGGATTATCAGCCAACATTTCTTTTTTGCGAGACCTAGCAGTATCTTTGAAACCAGCATCATTTGCAGATTCTCTACCGTGTTTATAACCGTTATCCCAATGTTCTTGATGATCGTTATGGTCGTCTTCTTCTTTAATAGAAGACATTCTACTTTTTATGGTAGACTTTAATCCTTTAACGGAAGCTTTTGTCAGTTTGCCAGCCTTTGTTGTGTGTGAAGGACTGGATGAACGAGACATACCTTTTAACGGATCACCAGCACTAAAGCTATGATGTGCTCTTGGAAAGTGCATTTTGTCGGCACCTTTTTGCAATTGACTAGCAAACTTATCGCCATGGTATTTTTTAGCACGAGCAACAACATCATCACGATCCAGTTTACCTTGATATTCTGGATCAGAGGTTGTTCTCATGGCGCTAACATAAGCGGCTTTTGGAAGTGCTTCCATAATATTTTCTATGTCTTCCATGATTTCAAAAACAAAATCCACATCAGCTGAATCATACTCATATGATTCTTCAATTAAAGAAGTGAATTCTTCGTTCAAAACTTCAGTATTTTCTTTGATTAATCCGGCTCTTTTTCTGTAAATTTCTAATTGTATTGACACTTTATTCTCCTTTTATGAATTTTGTGGCTTTTTACCAATGTTGTATTTAGGAACCAATTCCCAATCAGATTTATCTTTATGAGACAGAATTTTAATCTGTGACATCATAATAGGTTCTGGGTTTTCGGCCTTATCTTTATTGACAATACCAACTAGTTCCCAATCTTGTAATAGTTTTACAATAGCATTCCTACGTGATAAATCATTTTCTGAAATGTCCGTTGGTTTTCCATCTAAAGCAAATAGTTCTTTGAAATGTACAATATAGTATTTGCCTTGTTTATGTAAAATATGGCAAGATTGGTAAATTATTCTATCTTTTTTGGAAGCAACACCGATACGTGTTAATGTTTCACGTACTTTTAAAAAGTCATCTTTTTCCTTTAATGTCACTTCAACTAAATCTGTGATTGAAATCATTATTTTTTCACTCCGCCTTTTGTTGTTTTTGCTCTTATGTCAGCGATTTGTTCATCATTTAGAATTCTCAAAGCTTCTTTAGCTTTCTCATTTGAATAACCAAAGTATAACTTAATAGAATCTATATCCTTATTGACCTCTGATTTCTGCCACGGTTCAAATTTCCGTTTCATAGGTCTGATGGTATTTAGAAAATAGTGGTATTGCATGTCATTGTCAATACCAGGATAAAGATTCATCTGATTAGCATAGAGTATACAGTCTTTATGAAAAGACAAGGCTCGGTTGACTAGAAAAGGTTTGTAGTCTTTCCGGTCAAAATCATCATGTATTACAGATTTCTTAGTTTGTAAGATGGAAGGAACAATCTCCTTGAATAGATCCGGCATTATTTGAACTCACATTCCACCATAATTTCTGTGAGGCATGCCATTAGATTGATCTCATGGTCAGCAACAAAAGCAGCCTGATATTGATACTTAGCAATGACAAGAATCATTTGTGCAACCGAATTGGGCTTCAAAGATTCATATAGTGTTTCATATAACTTACGGTAAATCTTTACAGGATCATTGTCTAGATTGTTAGTAACCCATTTGCGAATAGAAGAAAAATCTTTGTCTCTTAACGAAGTAACCAAAGACCCAAATTGTATATCACTAATGGAAGCAAGAACACCCCTATCAATAACACCTCCAGCGGAATACCGTTGAAGTTCATTAAGTATTTTTCTATTGTCAGGGAAATGCTTTGTGATAATTCCCGCCACAGATTCTTTATCATATTTAATTTTCTCCTGAGCAAGAATCCATTCAACACGTTTAAAAAACGATGCAGCCATCTTTGCTTTACTACCATTGACTTTGAATTCAATAGTGGCAAATCTAGATTGCAAAGGTTCGATAATACGATTTTTATAATTACATGTAAAGATGAATGAGCAGTTACCTGCATACTCCTCAATTGCACCACGCATTGCAGGTTGCATTGAATTAGGATTTAGATAATCTGCTTCATCTATAATAATAACCTTACGTCCACCTGAAAAGGAGACAGTTGAGGCATATTGTTTAATTTTGTTGCGGAGAACATCAATGCCTGATTCATCTGAACCATTGATAACGATGTAATCACAACCAACTTCTTCACAAAGAGCTTTAGCAATTGTGGTCTTACCAATACCTGGCGAACCAGATAACAAGAGATTAGGAATCTCTTTTTTGTTTACATATTCCTGAAACGTTGATTTGATTGAATCAGGTAAAATACAATCTTCAACTTTGGCTGGTCGATACTTCTCCACCCACAATAATTGTTCGTTCATTCAAAGACTCCATAATATAAAAATTCACAAAAATTACTTTAGTTCGCCTTGCAATTGGCCAACAACATTCAAATAGTCTTCTTCAACAACAATATTTCCACCATTAGACATATGCATAATGGTCTTACCATCTTCTTGGTTTACAAATACACAAACAACAAAATTTGGATTTACTGCCACAGATTCACCTGACATTCCATCAATAAAATTTATCAACATTTTTTAAGCTCCGATCTTAGAATTCTTTTCTTCAAATGCAATCCAGTATTGGATATTATCTTTAGAGTTTTTAAAGTGTGCAATACCTTTAAAGCAAATCACAACGTCATAAGTTCCAGGTACTAACTTGAAACTTTCGGTATGAAATACAATTTTATATTGACTTCCATTACCATCACCGATTTGCAATGAATTATCATGTGCAGCATCAGTAGATGTATCAAATGTTGAAATTTCAACCGCATCACCATTAGATTGAATAGCAATATTTGGAGATTTCAATACGCTTGCTGTTTTTAGAATCCAGTCCAAATCTTCAGAAGATAATGTGAATGAAACATCACTAGTTGGTAACGTCAACACTTTATTAGGTGGAGTTACAATCATGTTCTTTGCTGTCTTACGATACTTCAATTTGGATCTACCATTTTGAAAGATGATATGGTGTTCATCAAAGTTCAATTCAGCTTTGTCTTTAAACAAAGAGTGTACTGATAAAAATTCATTCAAATCTTCCACACAGAAAGAATCTGGAAAGTCATCAGAAATCTCAGCTTGCGCCATGACAGATTTGTTAGCAGAAATTGTAGACAGTTTTTTACCTGTTTTGAATTCAATACTAGGGTTAATGGTTGAAAAGTTTTTCAACACACTTAAAGTTTCATTAGAAAGTTTCATTTCACGTCCTCATCATTTAAAGAATACATTATATCATGTTCATACAGAAACATCAAGCAGCACATGGCGTGAGCCAAGTGATTCTTACCAGTCTCTGAATCATTTTGTTCACCTTCTTTCCAAGACCACAGGTGTCTTTGAAGTGCATCAAAGTACCTACGCTTAGAATCGGGAACTTTTTTCCAATTATCTCTCTCATATTTCTGAGCACCAAACGTCAGAATTTCAACCGTAGCTTTGAGAGCTAATGGTGGCAACAAACCATATTCTAGTTTGTCACCATCAAATTTACGACCACCTGTTGTGGCAGTTTGTGATGCTTTTACATCATCTTTCTGTCCACCAATTGGCATCACATTTCTCCAACGAAATTAGCAACAGCTGGCATGTCTCCTTGAAAGTGATAGGTACCAATATGTGCAGTTTTCATCCATGGACACAACCAAATTGATCCACCAATTTTACGCCACATTTGGCAGAACATATAGTCTTCGGAAAGATAACGTTCTGAACCACCACCTGTAATAGAATCTTTAGTATCAATCACAGTATCAAAATATGCATGAATGTAACGTGATCCATCAAAGTTGGCTTGGCCAACGTGGTCTGGTCTATATTTGATTTCAGGATAAGCAGTCTTCATCTTATCAAAGACTGTACGATTAACCAACATAAACCCAGTTCCAATTTCCAACACCTCAAGAGGTTCTGTTACTGAGAATTGTGCAGTACCTTTAACAGGATTAAACACAAAATCACCTGCAACCTTTTCCAAGTCACCAATTGCAATGTCTGGATTTTTAGTAAGTGCTGTCTTAACAGCTTTCCATTTAATGGCTTTCTTAGGATAAGGACCACCAATCACATCTTTGTCTAATGCCAATAAGGCAAGAACATCTTGTGGTTGAAAGTTAACATCCGAATCTAGAAATAATAAATGTGTTGCATCAGAGCGCTCTAGAAATTCATCAACTAAGTAATTTCTCGCTCTAGTAATTAGAGACTCATTAAACAAAAATGAGAATTTGATTTGTACACCATATTGAATACACAATGCTTGCAAGTCTAAACAGGCCTTCATGTATAGTCCATGATTAACACCACCATACATTGGTGTTGCCACAAATAAACTTTTCTTTTGTAAGTCTTCTTTTTTAATTGATATTTCCATTTGCGCTCCAAAATATAAAAAAAGGGAGTACCGCTAAGCGGACTCCCTTACGTCAGTCAGCGATTAAGCGCCGAAAGAATAACCTGTTGCCAAAGCAGCTTTAACCATTGCCTTAGTAGGTGTACCTAAACGGTAATAATTGATTTTACGACCATCAGCCAACTTACGGCTGTTAGTGTAGATTACGTGACCTTCTTGACGAAGTTCATCAATACGTGCAGACACGTTAGTAACACCAAAGCGTGACTGCGCTTGTTTAGTGGTGAAAGTGTTATAACCCTCTGATTTTTTCAAAGTGGCCAACATACGTGCTTTTGCGGATAATTTAGTCATAGTAACTCCTAGTTCATAATTTAAAAAAAACTTGTTTCGCAACAAGAACTCATAGTATATCATTATATATGAGCAAAGTCAAGCATATTTGCGGTACACTTGACTATCTGCCAACTTGCGGCAAATATTTTGCCTTGGTATCCTTCCAAGACATGTATATCAAATCATCATAGAATAAGGACTCCGTGGAGACATTATTTTTCTTTTTCAACATTGATATACGGCCTTTGGCATATTTGGTTTTCCAAATGTTTGCCAAAGATTCTTCACTAGTATCAAACATCTTTAGCAATGCTTCATCTTCAATTTCTTTACGGAGAAAGGCATTGGTATTGAAGTATAACGGTGCAAAGTAAATGCCACGTTGATGTTCAGTACGAGTGAGTTCTTTTGGTATCCCAAGTTTAGGATACGCAAAATGTAGTGACCTATTTTTATGGTCACGTTTAAGAGGGAGTCCATTTGTGTTCTTGGCCTCCCACCATTCAAAATACTTACGGGTATGGTTCTCTTTCAACCAATCAAAAATCATTTTCTTTGTTTTTCTAGACGGTTCAAAAGCCACAGAACCAGAAGAAAATCCCATGCTGTTCCAATAGTCGAGGCCATCGTACTGAGAAAGCCCGCCTGCTTTGGTTTTTCCATATAGTGACGTTGTAGTAACGCCAACAAGAGTGTCTCCATATTTTTCTTTCCAATCTTTCTGTACAGTATCGGATAAACATAATAAGGCAAGTAACTTACCGCCCATATAGTTATAACCAAGAGGTTGCAATGGTACAATCGTGGACCCAATGGCCGTGTGATTAATCATGGCCTGTTGTGTCTTGATATCTCTAGACCATCCAATGTGATTGTCTCTTGGAGTAAGGTCCAAGAAGTCGGAGGAGATACAAATAACGCCTAGGTACTTACCTGTCTTTTTGTCTTCAACTGTGTAGAATAGATTACGACCAATGTTAGAATTGTTCTTCATTGTGGAAGAAAATGTACGAATGGCATTCCATGTTTCTGCCAACTCACCGTTGTGTAATTTTAATGTTGGTTGAAGGCATTGATACTCATCTGGATGATTTGGTTTCCAAAATCTTTCTTTGACTTTTTTAACAATCTTTTCCTGTTCAGGATCAATCATTGTACGCCTATCATCACCCAACATAAGCGCCAAAGCATTTGCTTCAACTGTTGGATAACGTTCTTGTACTTCACACCATTTCTGATACAAGGTATATTCAC